AACAAATAAGCCGCACGGTCCACAGCGTAAAGGTGGACAATCAACACCAGCGTTTCCTGTTCATCTCTGACGTCCATTACGACAGCACGAAGTGCGACCGCGTCATGCTGCGCAGGCACCTCGACGAAGCGAAGCGTACCAACACGCCCGTCTTCATCTTTGGCGACTGGTTCGACTTGATGCAAGGCAAGTGGGATCCGCGTGGTTCGTACAGCGACCTCAGACCAGAGTACAAAAGCATCACGTACCTCGACGACGTCATCGAAGACAGCGCCGAGTTCCTGACGAAGTACAAGGATGTCATCAAGTTCTTTGGACGCGGCAACCACGAGACCAGCATCGAGAAGCGCATGCACACCAGTCCGCTCGACCGCGTGGCGTACATCGTAAACAAGAACGGCGGCAACATCACGGTGGCAGGCTACAGCGGCTGGCTGTGGATGCAGATTATCATCAACGGCAAGCGCCGCAGCTCGACATTCGTGCACTACCATCACGGAATGGGCGGAAATTCGCCTCGCTCCAAAGGTGTCCTCAGAGTCGACATTGACCAGATGCAATTCAAGGACGCCACCATGATCGTGCGTGGCCATACACACCAGAAGTGGCACGTACCAATCACCACGGACCGCATCAGCAGGTACGGCAAGCTGTACCAAGACAGCGTGCACCATCTGCAGCTCGGAAGCTACAAGCTGCTCGGCGACCGCTTCGCAGGATGGGCGACGGAGAAAGGCTTTAACACGCCACGGCTTGGCGGCTGGTTTGTTACTTTGCACAACTCTAACCAAGACCAACCGTATTGGTCGGTCGAAGAAGCACAATAACATGAAGGAGATATTCCTGAACAACTGGGCCGAGATTTGCTTGGCCATCCTCACCGCCGCTGGTACTATCACCGCCTTGACCGAGACGGAGAAGGACGATAAGGTGATTGACGTACTAAAGCGCATCCTCAACGCTGTAGTCCTTGGACGCAGCAAGCGTCGAAATAAGGAATAACTGCGTATATTAGCGCTGTTCTTTCGCAAGTAGGAAACAGATTTTTTTCATTAGGTTTTGGAGAAGCGGCATCTCAACGGAGGTGCTGCTTTTTTTTGTCCAAATGTTTGGACGTTCGTAAAATGTATTTTACATTTGTCAAGAATTCACTACTAATGGAAGACCAGATAATACTACGATTGGACGACGGCCTTGAGATGGTCGTGACGTTCGAACTGTGCGGAGCAGAGCCTGCTACGGACATCTCACCACCTTACCCAGCCACGATCCACATCCTGAGCGTCAGGCTGTGGCAGAAAGGGTACAAGAGCTACGACTGCGTAGACATCACCTGCGCGGATGACTGCCTGCTGGACTGGAACCAAGAGCGCATTGAGCAAGCAATATGGAAACACCTCGAAGACGAAGAACTATGAAAAAGCCTATCTGTGTGCGCAGCAGCGTGCACGTAAAACCTACAAGCGACTTCAACCACTGGCAGCAAGAGATGGCAGAAGAGCGCCGCTTTCAATTACTGATGGAACAATTCAAGGCCGATTTGATTGCGGCCTACACAAACCGAAACCGATGAACATACAAGACATCTACGTGAGCGCCTGCCGTGGCGCCTTCGACCGCAACGTGTACGACGTGCGGCTTATTGACTGGCTGGAAAACGTGCGGCCACAGATTCCGCTGAACGACTACAGTAAGAAGCAGCTGCCTGCCGTCATGCCGCACGGCTTGTTTGGTACGCGACGACAGGACACCTTGAAGCAGCACAGCGGCCTCGTACAGATTGACATTGACCAGAAGCACCAAAAGAAGGAGTTGAAGCCTGAGAAGCTGGTGAGCATGATGCAGGACCACCAACAAATCCTTGCAGGCGGAGTGAGCTGCAGCGGATCGGGCGTCTACATGCTCGTGGCTGTAGCGGACATCACGCAGGAGAATCACCGCGATTGCAGCTACAAGGTATGCAAGTGGGTGGAGTGGCAGTTTGACGTCCTGTGTGACAAGCCAGTGAGCAACAACCTGAGCAGCCTGCGCTTCGCGTCACCACACGCGCCTTACATCAACCTCGACGTTGAACCAATAAATGCAGCATCATGAGCGCGATTGACGAACTCAAGGCATTGTCGAAGAAGTACGACATGCGACCAGACCATTTCCACAAGGACCCACGAGGCTTCGTCATCATGACGCGCCGAGGCGTGGAACACGTACAAGCCAAAATAAAGGCCGTGGTGACCTTTGAAACGGTGCCTGAATGGTCTGACCCCAGCGAAGGACGATATTGCGTTAAAGCACACGCAAAATGCGAAATCGGGCAGGTGGAGACGTATGGAGAGGTGAGCAAGAGCAACAACCGCAATTCCTACCCGATTGCAATGGCGGAGAAGCGGGCGCTGTCACGCGCCATCTTAAAGCTCGCAGGATTCTATCAGCTCGAAGTATACGGAGAGGACGAGATGGAATGAACGTAAGGCTGAAACCTGACCAACCAAACGCAAATGTCAAGGCGTAACCTGTCAAGAATTTACAAGCAAAATGAATGTGGACAACCTTGACGATTTCTTTGACGACGTTGAAGCCGATCAGCACGCACATCAGGAGCGCCTCAAGGACTACGCGCTGTTCCTGCTGCTTAATAGCACCATGCGCGATGATGACGAAGGCCTCGAAGACGAGATAATTGACACGGAGCCGACGCTGGAGCGCTGGCGCGAGATATTCGAGCGATTGAAGCTCAACCAACTACGGACAATCGACCTACCTAACTGGTCACAAACATCATTTAACAAATCCTATAAACATCATGGAATTGACAATTGAAGGCGTTATTCACCGCATCTGCAAGCCTATCGAATTTGACAGCGGATTTCGAAAGTGCGAGGTACACATCCAAGTCGAGGATGGCAAGTATCCGCAGATTGTACCCATCGAGTTCTTGAAGGACGACGTGGACGAAGTAATGGGTCTGACGGTCGGATCGGGCATCAAAGCGCGTTGCAACGTGCGCGGCAAGGAATGGACCAAGGAAAGCACGGGCGAGGTCAAGGCGTTTCTGTCGCTGGTGCCGTGGAAGTACGAGATACTCGACCCCAAGAGCATACGCGAGACGGTCATTGAGAAGAGCAAGCAAGCAGAGCCTCAAGCTGACGACATGCCGTGGTGATGTACAAGGTCAAGATTCAAAACCAAAACACCAGCATCCGCTTCGAACGACCCGACAGCATGCTGAAGTACATCCAGAGCCTGAACACCAAGGGCATAAAGTTTACACTTGAATTCGAGAGAGATGGAGATGACACTGAAAATGTACCTGCAACACCACTACGGTAGCCTCACGGCATGTGCCGAGGCTATCGAGGTGACGAGGCAGACGCTGCACAACTACGTCACCAAGGACCCAGAAGGCGTGCTTCGACACACCAGCCGCCTCATGCAAAATGAAAACATCACGCCGCAGGACCTCATCCGCGCGGTATTAAACACCCAAAACCAACATGAAGCAATTTGAACCGATATGGGTTGCATTAAGCCCAATCGAAATGGAGCTGGCTTACGAGCTAGGAAAGGAGGTCATCGAGACCGAGATGAAAAACAACCACACAGGCAACAACAAGCTCAGCAAATTTGCTGGCTACGTTGGGCAGGTAGCAGCCATGAAACATCTCTCTGCTGTCAACGTGGATGATTACGAGTACGACCTTGAATGGCGCGGCAAACGTATCGAAGTGAAGACAAAAGTGCGCGGCAGGTTACCCAAGCCCGATTTCGTGGGCTGCGTTTACGCTACCAACGCTGATCAGCTTTGTGACGTCTATGTATTTGCTCAGGTAATGAAGCGAGCAGATAACCCCAAGAAATTGGACCACGGCGCTTATGTGCTGGGCTGGATTGATAGGGAACGATACAATGACAGTTTTTATCAAGTGAAGCGAGGCGATTGGGACGGTGATTACGAGGAGCCTGCTGACGCCTTTAAAATTGAGCTGGGCGATTTACGACCAATCAGCGAGCTGAAGTGAAGCGTAAGTACGTGAGCATACCAATCGACATCTGGAACCTGAGCGAGCTGCACCCAAACGAACGGGTGCTGCTTGCTGAGGTCGCCAGCTTCGAGCACAATGGGCGCGAGTGCTTCATGAGCAACGAACACGTGGCCGAGTTCCTGCACGTAGCAGAATCGACCGCAAGGCGTTACTTGAAGACGTTGATTGATGGCGGATACATCATCCGATCGGGCGACAGATACGCCAGACGACTGCTCAAAAATGAGCAAACGAATGCTCAAAAACGAGCAGACGAGCGCTCAAAAATGAGCAAACGAACGCTCAAAATTGAGCAAACGAGCGCTCAAAATCGAGCACATACTAATACAGTATACAAAACAACTACTAAACGAACTACTAAAAGCACGCATTCGCGTGCGGATGTGGTTCTACCATTCCAAACCGAAAAATTCGAAGAAGCGTGGACCGAGTGGCTGGAGTACAAGCGCACGGATCACCGCTTCAAATACAAAACCGCCCAAAGCGAACAACGGGCACTAATGACACTAGCAAATGAACACACTACAGAAAGCGGAGCAATCGCGGCAATTCATACAGCAATTGCAAACGGATGGAAAGGCCTCGTATTTGGTCCATCCAAGGGCAGGCGAACTCGCACCAGCGGAAAGGCAGCGCTTGAAGGAGGCCAGCTTAGCGATCAGCTTCGAGAGCTTGCAGAAACAGGAAATATCTCAGGTGACAATCGAAACCGCCTTTAAAGGCACCAACGTAGGCACCGCGCTGAAGCTCGACGAGAAGGCCACACGCGCCGCGCTCATCGCCATGCTCGCAAAATGCGTGCGATTTGTGGACGCAAACAAGACGCTGACCGAGGGCGACGAGTACAAGATGGTCCTTGACGAGCTGGTAAAAGGCTTCCCCACCTTCACCATCGAAGACTGGCGGCTGTGCCTGTACATGATGGCCAAGGAGACCTTTGGAGGCTACTACGAGCGCCTGAAGCTCGCGCAGTTCGTGGAATGCTTCACCAAGTACGAGCAGCTGAAGCAGCCCGTGGTGACGAAAATACGCCAGCAGGAAGCCGACGACTTCGACCGCATGCAGAAGGAGGCGCTCAGACACATCACGCCCGAATTCGCGACGGAATTTAACCCGATTGCAGCACGTGTGACGCCACAGCAGTGGATGAAGGGCGAAAACCGCCTGACGTACAGCGAGCGCCTAGAGATGGACAAACGCGCAAAAGAACGGAAAGCATGACCGACATAGAACGCTTTTGGCTCGACCTCATCGACGGTCGACGCTACATCATCAACGAAGTGTATGGAAACGAAGCCATGCTCAGATACAGGCCGCATCCAAAGGAAAAAGAGTACTTCCTCAAAAACAACGGACGCTTCACCTACGACATCGAAGTGGCGGACTACACACACCGCTTCTGGAAGATGTGCGAGGAGATGTACGGACACAAGCGCGTCGAGTACGAGCAGCGGCTGCTAGATCAGGCCAAGAAAGCACGCGCTTACCCAGAATACAAGAAAGGCAAGGCAGAGCGCGAAGAGCTGGCCAAAAAGATTCGCGGCGTATTATTGGGCCATGCCAAAGAGGAGCACCAAGACGGACAGCAAGGCCAGCAAGCAGCTGCACAAGAAACCACGCGCCAAGAAGCCGCTAACACACGCACAGCAAAAGAAGAAGGTAGATGAATGGTTTAGCAAATACATCAGATACAAAGCAGCAGACAAGCACGGAGAAGCAGAGTGCTGGACGTGCGGACGGCGTCACCATGTTAGGAATCTCCAAGCAGGACATTTTGCATCTAGGAGGTATATGGCCACCAGATGGCACGACCCAGAGGACGGCTACGGCAACGTACTCCCACAGTGTGTTGCCTGCAATTTGTACGAACAAGGACGGCAGTGGCATTTCGGTCGAAGACTTGACGAGGCTGTCAGCGGACGAGCTGCGGAGATTATGCGAGAAGCAGAACGACCGCGACCGTATGGAATCGCTGAACTCAGACACCTTGCCGAACATTACAAAGTACAGGCCACGCGATACGTTCTGGAGAAACCTGCCATCAATGGGGGAGGAGGTAAAGCAGAGGCATATAGCAGAGCTAAGAGAAGAAAGGAGGAAGCTGCTGCTGGCTGAGCACACCACGCAGTACAGCGCCACCATGCGCAAGCTGGAGGAGAAACTGTACGCGCTCACGGGTAACCTAATCTACGCCTATGCCAACTATCCCGCGTAAGCAGACGCCCGATCCACGCAAGAAGAAGCAGCAGAGGGAGCAGCCGCAAGACACGCGCTACTGGTCACAGGCATGGCGCAAGGCGCGGCTCGCTTACCTCAAGAAACATCCTGCATGCGTAGACTGTGGCAAGCCTGCGAACGTGTGCGACCACATCGTACCGGTCAGACAAGGCGGAGAGTTCTGGGACAGCGACAACTGGCAGAGCATGTGCACGCGTTGCCACAACGCCAAGAGCGGACGCGAAGCGCATGAGGGGTAGGCATTGCTAAAAATCTGAGCATTTTCTCCCTGCAT